GTCCAACCATCAAGTCTGATACCGTATAGTACATCAAATAGTACATATCTGCAGTCAATAAAAGTTTTTTCTATAAGGGTATCACCTACTACATCTATGTACAAAAAAGCTTTAGATAGTTCTGCTAGACCCCGTTTTCTGTTATATTCTGGTCTATATCTGGCGGACCAACATCGTTCACCGCTAACTTCAAATCTCCTATAGGCACGGGGAGTGGGACAGCTAGCTCTGGATAGGTTATTTGAAAATCCGACGTCACATAATCGTAGTCAGCTAACAAGTATGCCTGATAATTAGTTGAAGTGTGTTTTACACCTTTGTAATATCTAACGCCGGCATAACTCCTCTCATCAATATAACACACTGGTGAATTGTACTGTGCCCTTGCTAGTGGTGTAGGGGTATCCCTTTGCCACTGAAATACCATCTTACAATTCAATGCAAGCGATAGGTCTGACCCAAAAACGTGTTGCCTCCTGCTCAATGATAAGAACTCATAAGCAGTAGGGGTGTCTAAGGTACCTATATTGACTGGTGGCATAGCAACTGAGACGTCATTTGCAGCATAGATCCTGTGGCTATTCGAAGCTCTAGGGTGCAAGTAGTGTAGGTCATAACCAAGCCATCTAGTCACAACACCCATACCCCATAAATCGTTATAGTGGTAGGCACGTCTTCTAGTAAATCCTACCCTCTTAAGTGAAGCCTGTCGCACGCCAAATATACTACCATATGGTGTACCAGCAATCAAAGGGCCTCCAAGCCCAACTACTAGTGCTACCCCAGACGGCGGTACTAATGTCTGAGTATTGAATCCGTCACCCGCGATGGTGTATCCATAATCTTGCATGTGTTCTATAACTATGTTACCGAACTTGACCCTATTATTTAGTTGCCCGATCACTCCACCTGTAGCAAACGTTGCCTGTTGTCGATAAACACACTTAGGTATGGCCACACCAAGCATACTAGATACTATTGCGTCAGCCCTCTCAAAAGGTGTTATGCTATCTTGTTGTGCCATACTTAACTTTCTTAAAGTATGTTCAGCGTTGACACTATTAAAAAACATAAGGTATTCACCCCAGTACCAGCATGCATTCATAAATGTTGATTCGAAAATCAATTCGTCATTCTTTGACAAAGAAGAGGCTAAATTACGCACCGCGTCTGAAGTAATCATGACACCGTCGCCTTCCAATAGCATGCCCATTACGGCACGTTTCAAACCTAGTTTCGGTAGCGAATACTCTCTTTTAATAGAGTGCCACCAGTGTGACTCGACAGTTTCTGTAGCTGGTTGTGCTAACCAATATTTCAAACCATTTGTGGCATTAAGTAAATCCTCATGCCACCTATGTGTTCCCACTAATATCGATATTGTCTTTGCAACTTCGTCACTAGTGAATGTACCTCTTATCTCGCGATACTCAGGAACATAAAATCCAATAACCCTAGCTCTTGATGCTAAAAGTTTTAGATCTTGGTCGACCAGCAGAGGTGATGTTCTTTTATTACCTCTGAGAGCCATATTAAGTATAGCTGCCATTTTGGGTGTCAACCCACTACAATTTATAAAGCCATCCGCCTTCTCCCACGCGGTATAAGCCGCCTGAGAATCAGGAAAGATGTTCTCTTCATTTTGAAGAATATTTTGATCATCATTTACTATTTGGTTCCATGAGGAATGTACCTTATAGCAATTATTAGTAAACCCGAATACTTCACCAAATGTGCGCCCGCTACTACTATGACCATCATTATAGTCATACATTTTATGACAGACAAAAGTAACTTCATGTGCCAAACTCATATAGTCTGGGTTAGGAACATCAACGCCCAAGTCGTTTCTGATGACTCTCGGGGGTGCTTGTTCCAACCATTGTAAAAAAGTCTCAGTTAAATTTAATATGTCTATGTCATCAGGATGTGCTGTTACCCCATTACGTAGACTGGCTAAGTAATTACAAACTAGTGGTGCAGCTGTTAGCGGCTCCATACCTCGTATGTTTTCTATACCGTGTAATTTAATCTCAACTTTAACTCTGTGTACATCCATTCGCTCTATAATTTTGAGTTTCCAATAGAATTGCAATAATACAGTCAACAAAGCGGTAGCATTATCATAGAAATCTGCCAT